GTGGAAGGATTGGAACTCATTTATATATATTATATTTATATAAGTTTTTTAAAAATATATATAAAAATATATATATTTTTTATTTTTATTACTAAATGTTAATATTTTATTTAGTGATTTAAGATGATTCCGCATTTTTTGTAGTTTTTCTAGGAGCGCGAGTCTTTTTTGCTGCTGTATCACGCTTTTCGCCGGCAACAAGGGTCCATGCGCTTCCATCTCCTTCACGAGGACCTTCACCTCGTGTCTTTGGTTGCTTAGTATTAGTTGCGACTCTTGATGGTCTAGGTGTCTTAGGAGTAACCTCTACAGAATCACTTTGCTCAACTGATGATGAAGTCTTGGTAGTCTTGTAACTAGTTCTAGCAAGTTTAAACTCATGGCGAGTTTCACACATCAATTGACCAGATTTAATTCCACCTACGTTTGCTGCTTGAAATTCGTGAGAACCTGTTTGAGTATTCGATATAGATAACTCAACATATTCTCCTTGAACCAAGTACTTATATTGCTGATTAGCAACAGAAATAGCACTATGATGAACGAAAACATCCGTTCCTGAACGGGGGCCATCAGTTACAGTAATAAAACCATAACCAGCCTTGTTATTAAACCACTTAACACGTCCAGTAAAACGCTCAGCAGAGGTTGTAACTGTGGAAGGTGAAACGACGTCTTTGTAAGATGACATTATATTATAGTATAAGTATAATGTTATCTTTATATAGTTTTGATGATTATAATATTTATTTTTGAGTAATATAATAAATATGCGACAATACATATCGTTCTAAATCTGCTTCAGAATTCACGTCAATATCTTGAGGTTGCATTTTATTAAAATCAAAAAATTCTATACTATTAAATGAAACATATTCAAAAAATGGCACCATATTAATATACTCATTTTTGTTTAAACTTTCAGCATCTGTGTTTGTTTCTTTGATAATTTTTAAAGTATAATTTTGAATCACATGTGAAATAGCCTTTAACCTTACGTTATCACTAATTGTAGCCTTTTTTGATAACATGTCAGAAACACTACAAATTGTTTCAATATATTCCTTTGATTTATGATAAACCATTTTGTATAATAAATAAATACTTTTTAATATATTTTTTAATTCATTTATAATGTATCTATTTCTCTCTTAAACATGTCAATAAAAATAGAATAATTCGGTTTTTCGTCAAATTCTAATGTGGTAACGTTTTTTAAATAATCATTAATAATACTTGGAACTTTATCATTATTAATAATTTTTTTTTTCATATTTTTTATTATTTCACTATTATTTTCAAATCCGCTCGATTTTTCTGTTTGCCAATCTAAATTTCCTAAATACAGATATATTAGTATGTATCCTAATGATTCTAAATCATCCCTCCTAGTTAATTCGATACAATTATGCGAGTTTATACTTGCGTATGTTATAGAACCAATCAAATTATTTGTTTTTTTACATGTTATATGCTTTTCATTATGAATATAGGTTTTACAAAACCCAAAATCTATAATGTTTAATTGATTTTTCCTATCATTTAATCCTAATAGAAAGTTATCTGGTTTAACATCTCTATGAACTAGTCCTTTATCATGTAATGACCTTAATAAAAAAATTATTTGGATACCTACTTGAAGTGTTAATTTGAGAGAAAGTGTGCCCATTCTCTCTTTTAAACTTTGAAGAGATTCGCCAAGTAAATTAATAACCATATAATAGTTAAAATCATCTTTACCAAACCATTTTACAGTTGGAATACCTGTAATATTGTTTAAAAATTGATAGATAGTAGACTCGTTTTTTAATAATTTACTACCATTTTTAATTGGTTCAACCTTTATCGCAACATTTTCATCGGTTCGTATATTTTTTGCTTTATAAATTGTTCCAAAAGAGCCATAACCTATTTGTTCGCATAATATATATTTGTTGTTAATCAAAGACATATTATAATTTTAAAATTATATATTTAACTTTTAACACATTAATATATTTAACAAGTTTGATAAAATATTTATATATATTATAATGAGCGAACATACTATTGCCGCAACAGCACACGATGAGTATAATCCAGAAATGGATAGAGATTCTGACTATATACCGCTAGAAAAATCTCCCGGATTACAACAAATAAATCAACTTTCTCAAAGAGTTCAAAAAACAAACCTTACGAAACAGACGTTATTCAGCGATTTTGACTCAGTTATAACGCAAACTAAAGAATGTTTATCATCAAAAGGTTGTGATAATGGCGTGATTGATGGTATTTGGCACGATTATTCAAACTTAAGAAATAAACGTGACATACTTATACACGAAAACGAATCAAATGCTGTATTTGTCAAAGACTTAATATCTAGATATGACGAAAAAGAAAATCAATTTTACAAAATTATTTGTCAAAAAATAGCAGATGAATATCATGATGGTGGTGGTATGAAAAATTGTATGTACCTACATACAACACCTGTTTCTTATTTATACATACCATTAGTTGAATCTGGACGTTCTCTTTCGAAATTTTTTAGCCCTGCGTCAGGATATTATAGTGCTATAAACAGTTGTTTACAAATTAAACCACCAAAACAATCCCTTACAGGTTCATTATCTAGGACAACTTCTCAATTTAGAAATTATTTTAAAGGCGAAACAGTTAAACCATTCGAATACGGTGGAAAAAAATTAACTAAAAATCGATTAAGAAAGAAGGGAAGAAACCCAACGAAAAGAAGAAAATCTATAAGAAGAACTATAAAAAGAAGAAAACACACTAAGAAATAAAATATACCAAAAAAGTATTTTAAAGTGTAAATATATAAAGTAAAAATAAATTAGTTGTTATCATTATAAATTGTTGAACCATCAACATAATTTTACTAATATTCGTTACCGCAGTAAGGTCTTGATAACCAACGCTAGCTTGAATTGTAGTACTTAAAAAGAAAAAATCAATAGGTTCTCCATATATCATTTTTTGAACACTTGGGTCTTTTGTAAAATGTGACTGAAGATTCCAGTAAATTAGACCAAATATAATAATACATAATATGTTAAACGCGGCACCCCGAATAACTAACTTCATGTTATATATTTGAAATATATAATATTATTAAATAATATTTTTACACGTATAAAGATTGATTTGTTACAACATATTTTAATGTAATTTTTGGAATTTCTCTTAATTTACTTAGTAATGGAATATTACCTAAAAACTCGGCAACCTTTTCCATTTCAGACGAAACGTTGTTAATTTTTAAAAGCGCTTTTACAAATTCTCCTAAAAAAATTTCTTTTTCACCTTCAATTTGTTGTAAAAAGAACTTACAATCTTCAATAGATTCACATTTACACCATGTAACTACATTTTCAATTAAATCATAATGTATATTATAATCAACACCGGTGTTTATACGAAGTTCAATTTCCTTATCATAATAATAATCATATTGAGATTTTACGTTATTAATAATCTTAACTAATTTGGCATCTTCGCTTTTTGGAACTATTGCTTTTAACTCATCTGAAACCGTTATATTTGTAAAACAACTAAATAATGATACCATCTGGATTGCGGTTAAATCGTCAAAAACATTATTTTCAAATAAATTAGCAAATATTAAACTATGAATTTCGCGCAATTGAGTGGCAATATTGCCTTTAATAGTTAATTTATATTCGTTATCGTTTCTCTCTACAAATCCTTCTGACTTTAATAATTCTAACACAATATTTGTTTTTGATTCCGTATATTCCTCTAAAAGTTCGACTTCTTTTCCTATGTCTTGAAATTCATGGCATTTTAATTTATATTTTTCATATGTTTTGCTATCGTTTTCTATTGATTTAAATTCATCATTTAATTTTGAAATCTCTCTATCAATTTCCTTACGCTTTTTGTTGACAGAAACCTTTTGTTTTTCTACTAATACCAAATATTGTTGAATAGTTTCTTCTGGAGTTCTATAATTTTCTATAACCATATGTAATTTATTTATTTCATCATTTAAAGAAGATATTTTAGAATATAAGTCTTTTATTTCATTATCAATATCGCCCTTTATCATGCTTCGTTTGGCGAAATGACTGATATTTTTGTCTCCAATATCAATTAAATTCAAAAGAAGATTATACGAGATTTTGAACTTTGAAGTAAGTGTTTGTGGAGAACCCTTTAACATTTGTTTATAATTAACTGAATTCACATTTCTAAAAATATTATTCAAATGTATCACATGACCAACGGTATCCAGTCCTAATCTTCCGGCTCGCCCTGCTGCTTGGGTGTATTCGTGTCCATATAATGTGCGAAATTGTGTCCCATCGTGTTTATTAATATCTGTAAAAATAGTTGTTTTAACCGGCAAATTTAACCCTATAGCAACGGTTTCGGTACAAAAGAGCATTTTAATGTACCCTTTTGCGAACAAAATCTCAACTATTTCTCGCAAAATAGGCATCATACCAGAATGGTGTATTGCTACGCCCTTTGCTAACAGATTTACTAAATTGACGTATTCTGGAAGGTGTAAATACTCTTCAAAATTAGGCAATTTTCTTATAATTTGTTCGCATTCTTTTTGAACGATGTATCGAACCTTTGAATCGTCCTCTAAAATTTCAGTATTCATTTCTTTCGCACAAATTTCTAATTGTTTTCTAGAGAATACATAACATAATGCGGGCAACATATTATTTTCAAATAGATGTTTTGCTACCTGATTAATTGCGTGATGACGCTTTACTCGAATATCTTTTGATTCAAATAGTTCCAACATTTTATGCATCTTGTTATAATGTGGTTCATTATAAATTCCGTTCGCAGACTGAATGACGTGTGGTTTATTTATTATGGATTTAATTTCTTCATGAACTGCTTTATCCTTTATAGCTTTAAAAATACCATTTGGAACGGTAATGAAACTATAGTGTGTAAGGGGAACAGCTCTGTCTTTTTTAGTTGCTAGATATACAATTTTGTCAGATGATGATTCAAATTCACCTCGTGTTTCGAGCCAACGAGAGAATCTTTCAGGATTATCTAATGTTGCCGAAAGTCCAATCATTTGAACATGTTTTGGTAACATAATAATGGAATTTTCCCACACGTGTCCTCTTGATTCATCATTAATCATATGAATTTCATCAAAGACAACACAACCAAGTTCAGTTTCAATATTCATTTCAAATGATATGGAGGAAGTATGTGCTGTTTGAGTGCTTTTTAGTTGATATAACTTATTTAGCAGAATTTCAGTAGTCATAATAAGCACATCGGCAGTAGTATTACATTTAATGTCACCTGTAATAAGTCCAATACTAATGTGTGGGTATTTTTGAGTAAAATCGTAATACTTTTGATTTGAAAGTGCTTTTATTGGGCTACAATATATTGTTTTTTTGCCTTTTGAATGAAAAAAATCAAGAGCGAACTCGCCTGGCATAGTTTTACCAGAACCTGTTGGAGCACATACTAATACATGATTACCTTCAATAATTGCTTCTAGTGCCCATTTTTGAAAAATATGAAGAGGATAATCATATTTTTCAAAATATTCTTTATATTTTGATTCGTTTTCAGAAGGATATTCGATAGTAGAGCAAATTTTGACCATT